GAGGCCATACATAGTTTTTCACAAATAATTAGACGAGGTATCAATGATAGTGAAGAGAAAGAATATTTACCAGGAGGTAATGATGGATATGTAAAAGCTTATTTATCATTCAAAGAAATACCCTTCGAAAAATTTAAAGAAGATTGGTATATCCTAGGACGTATAAATGAAACTGTTAATGAACTTAGAATGTTAGCTAAAGATGCAGGTTTATACTACAAAGATAATAAAGGCACTAAATGTTTTGATCAAAAACAATGGGAGTCAATTAAAGCATGGACTGCTATTACTAAAGGTAAAAAAATAGATAAGAAAGCAGCTCGTAACATGTACAAGCATTTAAGAGAATTAGAAGATCCAGCTTATAGATTAGATAAATTTTGGAGAGCACAACCTGATTTTAAAGAATACAATTTTCAAGATTTAAAAGAGTGGTGTGGTCTTACTTTAGAGGATAGCCAAAAAACTAAACCTTGGTTTTGGATATTAAGAAGAAATTTTAAACCTAGACAAGTAAGGCACTTTATAAGATTGCTTAGAAGATATGGTCAAAAAGAATTAGATAAAGATCCTCTTATAACTATAGATACAATACACTCAGTTAAAGGTGGAGAAGCGAATCATGTAGTGTTGTATGGTAAAGGTAATTACCCATCAGATTATGAAAACAAAAATAAAAGTGATAAAAGTGATGAAAGAAAGGTTTGGTATACCGGTGCAACTAGAGCAAGAAAAACTTTACATTTGCTGAGATCTAGTTATAAGTTTAATTATCCTATTGGACAAGATTATTTAATTTATGTGCAGGAGAAAAATGACAAATAAAAACATGTTTGACGAAACTTTTCCAGACGGTGTCCAGGTAGGAGGCTCACATTATAAGAAATTTATTATTCAACCTTGGACATTTATAAGAAAAAATGGACTCAATCCTTTTCAAGCAAACGTAGTAAAGTATGTATGTAGATATTTATTAAAAGGTAAATCAATTGAAGACATTAAAAAAATAAAACATTACTGTGATTTAGAAATACAGCACCTTACAGAAAATGATAACAAAAAAACATAAATGTTCAGAATGTAACAACGATGCAGTTATTATTGAAAACGAAATTTATTATTGTGGTTCTTGTTATGTTGACATCTTTATCAGGTTGCGTAAAAGATTTAGACCTCAATCCAGCAACAACAGTAATGAGAACTATAATACAAATGGATAACAATTAATGATACACGGTTTTACTTTACCAGATGATATCTATAACAATTTAAATAATTGTATAAAAAACAAAACCAATCCTTACAATAAAAATCTAGTTGGTAACATTGCGGAAGAATATAGTATTTATGAACACAAACATTTAATTGAAAAGTTTTTAATTTATCAAATTGAAAATAGTAAATTTACACAAACCTTCAAAAATAAAATTTTTCATCCTTATGATCAAGGCTTAACACTAGCATCTTTGTGGGTTAACTTTCAAAAAAAATATGAGTTTAATCCTATACATGACCATGATGGTGTTTTTAGTTTTATTTTATTTATGAAAATACCATATTTGATTAAAGATGAATTACAAAAATCTCCAGGAATAAATTCAAAAAGTAATTTAGCAGGGCACCTGCAGTTTTGTTTTTTAGGGGAGAGTCAACAAAGCCATATTGAAAAAATAACTGTGCCCGCTGATGAAACTTGGGAAAAGAAAGGATTACTGTTTAGGGCTCATCTAAATCATATCGTATATCCATTCTACTCAAGTGATGATTACAGAATAACTATTTCAGGTAATTTTTCTTATGATAACTCAAAAGCAAATGGATAATTAATGAGTAATGGATTACAATTAACTTTAACTTTTAAAAAATCTATGTGGAATACACCTATAGAATATAAAGATCTATCTCAATGTAAAGAAATAGCAATTGACCTTGAAACTAGAGATGATGGTATTAATGAAAAACTTGGAGCAGGTTGGGCTTTAGGTAAAGGGGAGATAGTTGGTTTCGCAGTGGCTGTTGAAGGTTGGAAAGGTTATTTTCCATTTGGCCATCTTGGTGGTGGTAACATGATTCCTGAACAAGTAAAAAAATATATGAAAGACATATGTGCTCTTCCATGCACTAAAATATTTCATAATGCACAGTATGATGTAGGTTGGTTAGAAGCATCTGGTATCTCGGTCCACGGACCTATTGTAGATACAATGATAGCAGCAGCATTAATAGATGAGAACAGGTTTTCATATTCTTTGAATGCTTTATCAGTAGATTACTTAAATGAAATAAAAGCAGAGACAGAACTTAGAGAAGCTGCAGCCGCTCACGGTATAGATCCTAAAGCTGAGATGTGGAAGTTACCAGCAGAACATGTTGGATACTATGCAGAACAAGATGCGGAGTTGACACTAAAACTTTGGCAAAGATTTAAACAAGAAATTGCAACACAAAGTTTGACTACTGTTTGGGAGATGGAGCAGCAACTGCTTCCGATATTAATAAAGATGCGTCAGCGAGGTGTGAGAGTACAAGTGGAAAAAGCTGAAGCATTACAAAAAGAAATGAAGAACCAAGAACAAGAACTACTACAGGCCATAAAAAAAGAATCAGGAATAGAAGTAGACATCTGGGCATCACGCCAGATTGCCAAAGCTTTTGACAAATTGAAGCTAGATTACCCACGTACCGAAAAAACAAAAGAACCTTCCTTTACCCAAAATTGGTTGATTAATAATAAAAACAAAATAGCACAACTTATTGTAAGTGCAAGAGAGATAAATAAATTTCATGGAACTTTTCTATCCTCTATTATGAAATACCAGGTCAACGGCAGAATACATGGAGAAATAAATCAACTAAGGGGGGATAATGGTGGAACTGTGTCTGGAAGATTGTCAATGTCTAATCCTAATTTACAACAAGTCCCTGCAAGAAATAAAGACTTTGGTCCCAAAATAAGAAGTCTATTCATACCTGAGGAAGGTTATAAGTGGGGTAGTTTTGATTACTCTCAACAAGAACCTCGTATGACAGTGCACTATGCAGCCTCAATAGGAGAGGGTTATGAGGGTTCTAATGAACTTGTTCAAGCCTATCAAAATAGTCAGGCAGACTTTCACCAAACAGTTGCTGACTTAGTAGGTATTGAAAGAACACAAGCTAAAACAATAGGATTGGGTTTGATGTATGGTATGGGGAAACAAAAACTAGCTATATCATTAGGTGTTTCAAAAGATGAAGCGAATGAATTAATTATTAAATATAACAAAAAGGTTCCTTTTGTAAAAAAATTATCAGATAGATGTAAATATGCAGCTGATGAAAAAGGTGTAATAAGAACTAAAAAAGGTAGAAAATGTAGATTTGATATGTGGGAGACAAGAGACTTTGGTTTACATGTAGCAGAAAAATATGAGGATGCTGTGGCCAAATATGGTAAAGATAATATTAAAAGAGCATTTACTTACAAAGCTTTAAATAGATTAATACAAGGATCTTCGGCAGATCAAACTAAACAGGCAATGCTTGATTGTTACGATGCAGGTCATTTACCCATGCTGCAAATACATGATGAGTTATGTTTCAATGTTAAGGATGAAAAACATGCAAAACAAATACAAAAGATTATGCAAAATTCAATTGAGTTTAAAGTGCCTAGTGTAGTTGATTATGGCCTTGGAGAAAGTTGGGGTGATGCTAAATAAAAAAAATCTTCCTAATAACAACAAAGATTTAATTGGATATGCAGCAGGACTATTTGATGGTGAAGGTAATGTTAACTATGCTCAGTATCAACGTAAGAGTCAAAACAAAAAAACATATTTAAAATGGAATATTGCTATGGAGATAGCGATGACTGATTTAGATTGTATTAAAAATTTTTATGATATTGTTGGAGTTGGTTCGATTTATTTTAAAGGTGTTAGTAAAGGATCTATGGGTAAGAAAGATCAATGGAGATGGAGATGTTCTCATCAAAAAGCTTTACAGTTAGCAAAACTATTTTTACCTTATGCTGTATCAAAAAGAGAAAAGTTATTAAAAATTATAAATCACTACGAGTTTAAAAAGCCGAAAGATACCCTAAGTAAAAAGTTTCCTTTTTTAAAAATTAAGAAAAGTTAGCCAGCTATAGCTAAGTTTTCTTGCACATCTTGATATTTGATCGCATTTCTTTTGGATCTAATATCTCTTTCTGTTTTAAGCATCTCAACTGTGCATAGACCATGATCTAAAAAATCAGTTGACCACTTATTTTCAAGTTGTTTTAATTCTTTTAACAACTTTATTTTTTCAGGACTCATTTTAGTTCCTCATAAGTTATGTGAACCCGTTTATTAAAGTTAAAACCATTTTCAGTTACTTTAACTTCTCCTTGGTCCACTTTATCTGACACCTTTAAAATCGCAGCAGTACTTGTATCAGCCTCGACTATAGTGTCTACATGCTGTCCTCCCATACAAGCTCTTATACGATAAGCCGTCATAAGATATTATAAGATATTCTGAATGATTCGTCAACATTATAGCCAGTCTCATCAATGGCCATACAATGCACTTCAAATAAATCCATAAAGCCACCTAATTCTTCAATTTTAGCTTTATTAGCTCTACCCACCTCTAATGCTTTATTTTTACATACCAGAGCATCAGAGAGATCATTTGTTAACCATTGTGTGCACTGTGTGCCAGTATCATGAAAATTCCAACAGAAACTACCTATTAAGATATATTTTAAAATCATATAGTGTTAAATGGTTTACACGAAAAAGTTGTGTAAATTTTAAATTCATTTACTTTATCAATACCTATTTCTTCAATTTTATCAATGGCTTTGTTATAGCCCATCATTTGACAGGAATAAATGTCATTAAAAACATCTGGAAAAGTGTGTGGTTTTAGACACACACTATCCATCATAGAACATAAGGATATTGTTAATAAATACTTCATATTTTGTTTGACTTTTACAACTATCCCATATATTTAAGATTTAATGAAAAAACAAAAAAGTAAAAGTCTTGTGTTAGATAATATCATGAGTCAGGTAGACGAACAATTATCACTCATTCCATCTAATGATTTTGATGGTAGTCCAATGGAAGATTCTTTACACATGGATATGTACATAGATGCTATATCTGCAACACATTTTGTTGATGGTATAGGTAGAAAACATTATCCATTTAATAAAACAATTGCGACAATTTTAGTCGAAGATGAATTAGAGTGTCGCTTACAAGAACCAACACCGGAGGATAAAAATGACAAATAAAATAGAACCACCTATAGGAGAACAACCAGAAGGTAACTTAGATGCTTTAGGTAAACTTGATGAAGCAACTAAAAAACTTTTTGCTAACCTTGATAGGCTTGGCGAAAACATAAAAAAACTTAAAGAAGAAAATAAAAGATTGAGAGAGATCTGTGGCATTACAGTCTCTGAAGAACCATTAATATTAACAAAAGACATGGAGGTTAAAGATGGACATAAATAAATGGAAGTCAGTAGCTATTAAAAAAGAAGACTACTTGTTATTAAAAGGTCTTTGTAAAGATAAATTTAGAGCTCCCGGTGGAATGATATCAAAGATACTAAGCGATTACATTGACCATCAAGCTAAAAAATTAAAAATACCAAATGCATCTTATAGAACAAAACTACTAAACGGGGGTTCAGTTGGATCCAAAAAAAATAAAAGCTAAAGAGTTTTTTACTATTGAACTAGATCATAACTCAAACAGTCTTTTGCTTTATGTTAACGGTGCATTGAGAAATCAATATAAGACAAAAAAAGCAGAACCAGTCTTTGAGAAGATGTTGAAGATTGCAAAATTAAAATTTATCAAAGAGAGAAAAAATTGATATTACTCAATAAAGATAAAA